TAAAAAGCAAGCCACTGATGAGGATATACAAGAACTGGAAATACTAATCATTAGTCGAAAAAAAGAATTAAAAAATTTATAAAAAATACTTGACTAATTATACTACCGATAGTATAATATAAGTATAGAAGAGGTAAGGAAAACCTCTAAAAATAAATTTAAAGGAGACTAAGAAAATGAGTAAAAATTATAAGGATAAAGTAGTTGATCTGGGATACAGTGATATAGCAACCCTAATACTAAAATCATCAGGTAATATTGGTGAAGTGCATACTGGTTCAGATGGTAGTTATAAGGGATATTTAGTTGATGAAACTGTTGAGATACCTGATTATTATAAGAAGGTGTACGAGGCAGATACGTGGTTAAAAATATATGATGATGATGTGATGGTTTTTGAAGCAAGAGCTAAGAAAATTAATGTATATAATGCCGGAAAAAGCTGCATAATTCAGTTTATAGGCGAATACACAATAGAAAGAACAGCAAGCTATGTATGTATAGATAATAAAGAATACATCTATATCAAAGATCATAGATATGAATAAAAACAAGGGGGCACCTAAGCCCCCTATTTTAATACCTACTTTATTAAGTATCCGTCTTTATCAAATTCATATGTCTTGCCGTCAATGACCTGCCTGCCCGTCATGCAATAGCCTTTGGCATTGAAGTAAAACCAATTGTTGTTATACCTCAGCCAGCCTGTAGCCATCTCACCATCTTTATCAGGCTTTAGGTAAAACCACTTGGATCCTGACTTTAGCCAGCCGGTTAATCTCTTTCCCTTATCGTAGTAATACCATTTGCCTGATTCTTCGGTCCACCCTGACTTAGGCACTACCTTTTGGGTAGTCTGCTCAACTTCTTCTATATCACTACCTACTGCTTGGCCAGTAAGCCCATATGCTATAGCTTGGGCCATCTTCTCAAACCCTATTTTCTTAGCCTGGTCTGAATCCTTTTTATTATCACAGAAGAAAGATTCCACAAGCACAGCGGTTGGTTTAGTATCATTTATCATATATAGCTGGGCTGTTATTGGACCCCTATTAGTAAAGCCTAGACTACTGATATTCTTGCATATCTGATTGGCTATGTTATAGCCCTTTTTATCCCCTGGATAATGGAAAACTTCTACACCGTGCCCTGCTCCATCTGAAGCATTTAAATGTAGTTCACAAACAAGATCATACTTGCCTGAATTTGCCTTAGGAATTTTATAACTATATTCACTTCTTTTACTTGGGAAAACTCCTTCGGGACAAACTATCACGTCGCATGAATGACCTAGTGACTCTAGCACTCTTTTAACGTAAGGTGCAAGCTCCTTATTATACTTATACTCATGAGTATATCCGCTAGCACTAGTACACACACCACCTTTTAAAATTGAGTGCCCTACTGATAAAAATATCCTCATATCTTACCTCACTTTCTTTAAAATATATAGGGTGGCCGCATGGACCACCCACCAGATTAAAATTTATTTGTCTTCTACTTTTCCTGACATCTTGCCTAGTATATCCTTGAACAAGGTTGTGTCTGTTCCATTTTTACCCAAATTCTCTATGATAGATTTTACTTCAAAGAATAAATATCCTACATATAGTGTATATATCAGTGCCATGTCTGTGCCATTAGGTAATAATGTGCTGATTGGAAGAAATACTATCAAGACCATCATGCTGGCTATCTTCCTTAAAATCCCATTAATTCCTGCCTTCGATTTGAAATCAATATTCGGATTTACAAAGGCTGCTATTGTGCCAGTGATAAAATCCACTACCATGGCAATGGCAATTAACGCCAAGACAAAAAGCACTCTACACTCCTGTGTGCTTGTGCAAGTCCTAAAAAAATCAAATACATATGTTGCTGTCATTTTTGTTTGCTCTCCTTTATCTATTGTTTATTTTTTATTTTTTATTTTTTATCTCCAACTCCTAGAAACCTCATACTTTCCCTAGAGCTTGTTCTCTTTTGGTACTTCCTGCGTTCTTCATCTGTTACAGCATCTGATATATAGAATGCAGTGTATAGTACATTTTTTAACTCCTTAATGTCAGCGTGAGAAGTAAAGCCAACATCTTTAAAACTAAATTTTGCGTTTATAAGCTTTTGCCTTTCGTATGATACAGCTTCAATGTTTCCAAATACAGGCTTAATAGCCTCTATATAAAATATATTGTACTTATTCTGGACATAGGGTTTGGTGTAAATATCTATATCAAAATTACCCTGACCTTTATCCTTAAGAACCACCTTTTCAATCATATCAAATGCTCTACGCCCATCACCATAAGCCCTGTCAAGTGAATTACTAGTATATATGACCCCTGAAAGCTCTCTATCGACCCCACCTAGTTTCCAGACAAGTTCTCTACCTAGATAGACCTCAATGACTTGTTTTTCTCCTATTTTAATATCTTTAGTGTCTTGAATCATACTAACTCTCCTTCACGATATACAGAGTATTAGGGTCTTTACTATTTATCTTGTATTCATTTGGAGTTACAATCTTTATTTTAGGGTCATGTTCGTGAGCTTCGTAGAATTTCATCATATTTGTTACTGCTCCGAACATATCCATAGTCGCTTCAGCAGTACCCTTGACATAATCGGTAAATTCAGTAGGCACATATACTTCTGGGTGTTTGTTGGTAAAGTTGCTTAGAGCATCTATATCATAGCTTGACTCTGGAGCAGACTCGTCATATGTAAAACCTAAGTCATTAACTAAAGTTTTTCTTTCATCATATTCATTGACGCTATATCCGTCTTTGATAAGTTTAAAGAATTGTTGATTTTGTCCTAATCTACTATTTTTTATCCTGTGAGCCAAAGAGAATAAATATATAGCATAGTGAGTTTTCATCAACTCATATCCCTTTTTCTTGCCTATAGGTGTAAAATCATCAGTTATTGCTGACGTGATTACTTCGTCAAAAATATTCTTAGGAATATATACCTCACGAACAGTATTTGCAAGTTCTAAAACAGTTTTCCCTTCTGTTTTAATTTCTTTCATATTCTTGTCTACACACATACCTAGCGTTACCAAAACCCATTCATCTGGGGTTGGTGTTACTGTCGCATTTTTAGGTAGAGTGCTGTTTATTAACCTGGACAACATATATAATGTAGGTATGTCAACTTTTATATAGCTTTCAAATCCTACGTTATCTAACCTCATATATCCTAGCATTTCCAACCCACCTTTAAATTGGCTTTTAGAAACATATACAACAGAATCTTTTTCCACAATCTCTTCCAGTTTTTCTTGAGTGAGACCTGATATGCCGTATTTTTCAAATACTCCCTTCCCACTTCCATCTATTGATTGAGATATAAACATTCCAACTAATGTAAGATAGTCAACTCCCACAGTCTGATACTCTGGTGCTGATTCTGAAGGAAGTGCTATCAATAGAGTGGGAATATCAAGCCTTACGTATCCTTCTGGGGCGTCTGGAGCTTCTGCCCCTGATTTGCTTATTTCTTTCAATTTTTTATCAACATATTCCTTAGACACTATGTCTAAATCTTGTTCAATTAGTCCTAATACCTTCATCTATTCACCTCTTATCCAATAACTATGACCTTATACTTATCCTGTTCTGGTGCTTTTGCAAAGTTAATTTTTACATTGTTCTCATCTGTTAACTCAATATCTGCCAATACTTGTGAGAAAGGAGCAGTATTTTCCTTAACTGATACGATAACATCTTGAGTGTTTAGATTATGGTTAACTGTAAATTCTTTGTTAGCACCATCACCAATAACCTTAACAAACTTATCTGCTTTCTTTCCTATTTGAGTAGTTAAAGCTTCTGCCACACCCTTATTCGCCTGTATTAAATCACCTAATTCTTTAAGAGTGTCATAAGCTTCCCCAGCACCATTGATTAACTTATTGATTTCAGCAGTAGTAAATTCTTTAGCCTGTTGTAGAGCTGTATTTGCCTTATTCTGTGCTTCTTGGTCTGTAACTTTACCAGCTAAGGCTGTATCCAAACCAGTAATCTTATTTGTAGGGATAGTCTTATCACTAGCTATTACACTATCTACTATCTTGTCTGGTGTAAGCTTTTCTTCCAGTCCATCTATCTTATTAATGTTGATTTTAGAAGTTCCATCATTAATTTTAGATACGATATTAGCACCATCAAGAGCATTAACTAGCCCATTGATTCTTTCAGCATTGATATTTTCCGTACCGTCATTAATAGTAGCCACTATATTGGCAGCACTTAATTTAGCTGCTAAGTCCTTAATCTTATCTATATTAATCAGCTTGTCACCATCATTAATGGTATTAACTATGCTGACCGCTGTAGGTGATGCGTCTTTGGCATCCATAGCCATCCACACAGCTCCAGTATAGACATAGGCCCTCTTGTCCTTGGTATTATAGTAGACCTGTCCAGCTACGGCCTGGGTTGGCTCTACTGCAACTGAGTGAAGCACTGCTTCTAGTAGTTGGTTTTGATTTGCTTTTAGATTCGTAAGTAAATTCATATTTTACCGCCTTTCAAAATTTATTAATTTAAAATAGCACTCCCAGAAAATTCATAGGTAAAAGTTATTACCAATTCATTTTCAGATAAGTGCTTAATATCGCCAATTACTTCATTGCCTCCGCTATCTATGATCGTTACGGATGGTATTTTTTTTAAATCGTGTTTGATATTCCAGGTCTTACTGGCCTGTATTTGAGTGTGTTTATAGCTTTTGTCCAGGACAACATCGCCTGTTAAGTCATCAAATTTCTTAAGGACGTCAAGCCTCTTGTCAATCTCAAACAGTAACTTTTCAATATCAATTTCCTTTAGCTTTTTTTTTAAAGAATCAGCTTCTCCTGCTATAATTGACTTGTCCACTTCAATTATAAAAGTTCCTGACTTAAGAAGTTTTTCACCATCATATATTAGTAGTTCAGACGGATAGCTTCCTACTTCAAGTGGTGGAAAATACACGTCGATATACCTATTTTTTAAGTCAACCTCAAGCCTTTCATTTTCAAAAAGCTTTCCTTTAATTTCTATATAATGCTTGAAATTTAAGCTCTCTAAATCCATGTCCTTAGCAATCAATCTGATTCCTCTTGCAGTTTCCCCTGCATGTGTTTTAAAAACTCTATCTATAGTAGCTGTCTTGTATAAGTTTATTCTTCTTAGACTTTGTAGCATTACTCTATCCCCCTTTCTTTAAGCAATTTCTTAATGCCAGCTAGCTCTTCTTCTAGCTTACTGACCTTATCTTCCAGGGTCTCACGTTTTTTAATCTCTTCTTGCACGCCCGCGTGAATTATTGAAGCATAATTATATACATCAATCGCATAAGTATTGTTAATTTTGTTATAATCGACTATTACATTTCGAACAGGTCCTTTCACAAGCTGTGCAACAAGTGAAAACTTAGGCTTATCTTGACCTTTAAAATTGTAATTAAATAATGACGTATTTTTCAAAAAGTTAAATACGTCATCACTAGTTAAATTATTAAATTTTACATTGTCATTCTTACGAATGACTGTAGTATCATCAAGTTTGCTTAGGTTTTCCTTTAGCTTAGCGTCTGAACTTAGCTTAGCTGTGCTTGAGTATACACCCTCGTCATCTGCTATGAGGACAGCACTGCCTCCACACCTAACCCAAAATCTATCGCTGTGAACAACCATTATTGAAGACGGGTCTTCTATATTCATTACAGCACCGTCAGCAACCGATACGCCGTCAAATGGCCCGGCTGTTGCAAATTTTCTTACACCGGCTCGATAACCTGTTATACCTGTTGCACTAACGCTCAAATATCCACTTGCGTTATATTTCAGTCTGATAGCGTCACCCGTCGCGTCGATAGATTTAGCGTCATTAGACCCTGGCTCGTACCCACGCTCCAGAATTATTCTTTCATTCGTACCTGGATAAAGAAAGTCCGTTGTAATTGCTCCAGCTTCAATCTTTTCTGCAGTAATCGCACCGGTTTCAATCATGTTGGATTTAATCATAGGGATTACAGCCCTACCATCAGCACCTAGCTGAATAGTTTCGCCAGGTTTTCTTCCGAGAATAAAATCACCCGAGTGAGTAAACATCCAGTTCGCTTCGCCATTCTCCATGCCAACCATTCCGGCTATGTTGTGCCACTCACCCTGAAATTTTGTTCTTATTCTATTTCCAACATATATACCTGTCTTATCCCCATAAGCTCCATTTCCTATAAACAACTCTGGAGTGAATACGTATTCTCCTGAAATTTCTGTCGCTTTGCCACTCCATGCTTTTAGTGCGGGCGGCAGGTCTTCAAAGCTTCCATCTTTACCGTCTTTGCCATCTTTGCCTTGCAAGTCTTTTTGTGATGGATACCATTTAGCTGAGTTTATTGGTTCTTCAGATAAAATAATCCATTTAATTTTACTAAGAGACCTACAGTCTAGTTCTATTCCGTGTAAATTTGTATCAGCTTCTGTAGTGAACTCTCCACTATGTATTTTAAAGTCTGTGTCAGTGGACTCTTTGAAAGAGGTTATAGAACTGTATGAACTTCCATAGTAGTACACCCACATATTCCTAGATGCGGCCATAATCTTCATGTAGTATTTAGTGTTTTTCTTTAGATTAACAATTTGATTTATTAGAACTGTATTGCTGCCAGATGCATCTACGGTTAATACATTTTGCCCATCAGTAGATTGAATCTTGACACGATCTAGTTCTTCCTTCTTTCGGACCTGCCACACATCTGGGGTGTTATAATATCCAGGTCCTTTTTTCGTAAAATCCTCATGAAAATCACCATTAGATAGTAGGTTAAATCTAAAAGACTCTCCATCATTACCTTTTAATTCTTTCTTTAAGCTTTCTGATAAATTATCTTTTCCTATAGTCCCACTTCCAAATTTTAGTGTGCTGCCATCAAATTTTAGTAAATAGTTGTCTTCAGATTCACCTATTAAGAAAGTTCCGTCATTTAAGTTCCACTTAACATTTCCACCCTTTAAAATCCCTGTTATTATTTCATCAGCTACAAAGCCGTCTCCAGTTCCAAAACTTCTCCAATCCCATGTCCCATCTGACTTCTTTTTGTTTGCTATCCTTATGGATCCACCCATTAATTGGATAGCCTTTGTTGGATTCTGATCTAGTGGTTTGTCATAAGTAATTATGCCCTTACCATCTTTTGATATATATACATATCCGCCTGAATTGTTTATTTCAGTGTTTATTTTGTCTATAACGTTGTTTAGAAATTCTGCATCAATACCATCTTGGATTTTCTTACTTGCACTATCCCAAATAGCTTCTTTATTTCTAAAGTCATTAATTTTCTTATAGGCTTCTATAAATAAATCATTGGTAGTTTCGACAAAATTTCCTAAAGTAACCTTGTCAGCATTTGAATCATCCAGGTTTTTAACCAACTTAATGACCCTAGCCTTAAGCCTTAATCCAAGTTCTTCATCAATAATGGTGACGGTATCACCCAACTTTACTCCTTCATATTCAAATCCATATTTTGCCAAATCTTCAACTGTTGCATTGTAAGTGATTTTAGGAGTAGATGCCTTTTCAAGTTCTTCTCTTGTCTTTGCCAAAAGTTCATTTTTATCTGTAATATCGTCAAACTCAATCTTGCCAAAGACATGGACTTTACCTTTATCTGAATTTCGGCCGTACTTTAGTCTTGCTGCATTATTTTCAACGTATTTCTTGCCGTTATTTATGTCTGCAAAATCTATTCTTCTTCCATGGCCGCCAGTTTCTTCAATCTCCTCACCTTTACCAAATCCGTATAAGGCTGTGATGATGTCTTCTTCATTGACAACTTTTTCAATCTCGTGTATATCTTTACCATATACAAATCTTTTACCATGATCATCACCACGTTTTTTGAAGATATTTACTTTTCTACTTACAATTTTATTGCCCTCAACCTTAATGCTGGTAGAAAATTCTCCTCCCCAAACTTTTACAATTTTATTTTGAACGGCATCTTTAACGCTGCATCTGTAAAAACTTGTTGTATTTAGCCCTAGATTTTCAACAACTCCTACTTCCCACCTGCTTGCAGCAAGTGCTTCTGAAAGTGCATTTGTTGCAGTTGAATTCCTAGGCCTTTTATCTTCAATATAGTCTCCTAGTGTTTCATAAAATGAATTTTCAGCGTATACCTCAATAAAAATATCATTGTTTGAATCGTGTTTGGTTTTTGCGGACTGAATAATATATTCATGCCACTCATTTAGCCTATCTTGATATAGTATGCGATATCCTTTCTCGATATTCTTGTAAAAAGTGCTAAAAGTTAGTATTGAATCGGCATTGATGCTTTCCTCGTCTTCTGGATTAAAGATGTCTATATAATCTATTAAATTCTCTTCTCTATCTAATAACAAAACATTCATTATAGCCACCTTTCTTGGTATGCTATCTCATAGTTTACACTTTGAGAAAAAGCCCACCTATTTTCACCTTTCTTTATTTTGATAAAGTCACTTTTGTAATCCAAAAGCCTCATAGATTTTTCCCCATTTATTTCTATAAAATTATTTGTGCAGTCAGCTTTAACCTTTGCTCCAGGGCTAAAGTTATTTATAATTCTTATGAATTTAGTAGATGTTAAATCCTGGATTAGAAATATTTCTGCTGAGCTTGTAAGAGTGAGGCTAATGATAGCACTGTTATCATAGGAGGCATCATAATTAAAAGAAATCCTATCTCCAGTTCCGCTTATTGTTTTGATATCGGAGTACCCAAATGGATCGTGAGCAACAAACTTTAATGCAACTTCTGCACTTTTTCTTGATGTTGAATACTTTATATCACCATCTAAAATAGCCTTGTAATAAAGATTTTTTTCATTCCTAAATCTTAGTATTTCTGGCTTTTCTGTATATAAAAGTGAAGACAATCTCCTTCTAAAATCAAAGATTTCTTGCTTGTTACTTTTTATAATTCTGCAGTAAATTATTATTTCTCTTATCCCTAGATTGTTTTTCCTAAAAACAGCCCCCGCACGTCCTGGAATTTTTTGAGATGTATTTTCAATTTGAGGAAGAAGACTCATCTCTACTTTTTCAACTTTAAGTAAATCTTTAAAATTAAACCCATTGAATATAAGATCATTCTCTGAAAATGCATAGCTCATTTATAATCCTCTCCCTCTTTTAGCCCTACTATTCAACCTATATAGCTCTTCTGCCATATATTTGGCATCATCTCTATCTCTTAGGCTCATGTTTTCTATATTTAAAATAACTCTTTCTCCTTGATATATATCTGAAGATATTCCATTTGAATTTGAAAAATCTGTGCCAACCCCAGAAAATGATATTTCAGGAACGGCTAATGCGTTGGCCATTGCATCCTGGATTGCTGACTTGCCTTTAATTATTCCCTCTGAAATAGTACCGCCAAAATTCAACCTATTAAGGTCTCTAAGTGGTCCTCTTTTCGCAGGAGAAAATGGCAAAAAGTCTCTAATGCCTTGAACAACATCCTGCACTGCGTCTGTTACCCAGCTAATTGCCGATTTAATTCCATCTACAATTGAGCCTATTATATTTCTGCCTGCCTCATAAAATCTACGGCCAAAATTAAAGATGGTCCTTACTGCACCATCTAAGCTATTACCTATTATATTTTTAATCCCATTCCAAATGCTTGATGTAATGTTTTTAATTCCATTCCAAACACCTGTCACAATAGATTTTATGGTGTTAAATACAGAAGTGAAAATTTGTTTGTACATATTAAACAAATTATTAAAGTATGCTTTAATACCATTCCATATAGTTTCTGTTACATATTTTATCCCATTCCAAACCCCTGTTATGATTGTTTTTAAGACTTCAAATACAGTAGTAAACAGCGTTTTATAGAATTCAAATAAGGCTGTGAAATATGCTTTAATTCCATTCCAGATAGCTTCCGTTACAACTTTGATTCCTTCCCACACACTTGTTACTATCACTTTTAAAGCTTCAAACACTGTGGTAAATATGGTCTTGTAAAATTCAAACAACCCTATAAAAAATGTTTTTATACCTTCCCATACAGCTTCAGTTACAGCTTTGATTCCTTCCCAGATAGATTCAACTAGTTCTTTTAAGGCATTCAGTGTGTCTGTAAAAAATTGCTTGATTTCTGCCCAGTGATCATATATTAATTTACCTACTAAAAAGGCAGCACCAAGAGCAATTACAATTGGTAGTAAAGTGGATATTACTCCCATAAGGCTTGCCATCCCTCCAGATAAAAAAGACATGACCCCTCCAGCTTGTGTTATTTTAGCAGAAAGTCCTACCATCTTTAATGCAAACCCTCCTACCCCTTGGGTGAGTTTGGAAAACACAACAACAACAGGACCCACTGCAGCAGCTAATAGCCCTATTTTTATTATGAATTCTTTTTGACCCTGCGAAAGACTTGAAAACCATTTTGTAAAGCCTTTTAACTTTTCTATTACTTCTTTTATAATAGGCCCTAGGGCCTTTTGAAGTGCTTCACCTAATTCAGCTCCCGCAATTTTAAGGTTATTCATAGCCACCTTAAATTCGTCTATAGGGTCCTTTGTTTCATCAAAAGTTGAAGTTACAGCACCTTTTGCCCCATTTGCTGCACCTGCTAACTCCTCAAAGTTTAACTTGCCATCTTTTATGGCCTTAGCCATCATTGGACCTGCTTTTGTTCCGAATGTTTCAGTAGCTAAAGCAATGGCTTCTTGTTCATTTTTAGCCCCCTTAATCTTACTTGTAAGTTCAGTAAGACCTTGTTCCATAGTCTTTCCTTCTTTAGCCCAATTTGCCTGTGCTTTTGTTAGGTAAGACATTGCCTTTGAGGAATCCACTCCAGACTGTTCAAATTGTCCCATAAGAGCAACAGACTGACTAAAGTTAAGCCCCATTCCCTGAAGAGCTGGAGCTCCTTTGACAACACTTTCAAACAATTTATCTGTAGAAACCCCAGTATTTTGTGCAGTTTTTGTAACGCTATCTAACACAAGGTCTAAATCCTTACCAGTTAAATTAAAAGCCTCTATTGCTTGTTTTGATTGAATGGTAGACTGAGTTACATCTTGTCCATTTATTTGAGAAAATTTAAGCATCAAGCTTGTCTTGTCTTCAAGTTCTTTTCCTAAGAATCCGAATTGTGTATTAACTTCTCCTAATGCGTTCCCTACTTCTGCAGAGCTTGCTGGGAAGTTCGAATATACATTTTTAAAAGACTTTTGTAAATCTTGGGCTGATTTTCCTGTGGCTCCAGTTTTTTGAACTACAATATCTAAACCTTCATCAACTTCTGTAAATGCTTTTATAGATGCTGCCCCAATGCCTAAAATTGGAGCAGTAACCCCTTTGGTTAGGGATTTTCCTACAGCTTCTGATTTTTGACCAACTTCTTTTAGCTTCTCTCCAGTTTCTTTCCAACCCTTGTTTATTTCAGTTTGCTCTTTTTTTAAACTCTTTAACTGATTTTCAGTTTTTAGAATTTCTCTTTGTAGCTTTTCATATTCTTCTGCTCCTATGTCTCCATTTTTAAAAGCAGCCTCAGCTTCCTTTTGAGCCTGTTTTAGAACATCAAGCTTGTTTTTAGTATTTTCTATTTTTTCTGCTAAAACTCTTTGTTTTTGAGCCAAAAGGTCAGTGTTCCCAGGGTTAAATTTCAGCGAATTATTAATTTGCCTTAATTGGCTATCAAGATTTCTACTTTCTTTGTTAAGATCTTTCATAGCCTTGTCTAATTTGGTTGAATCGCCACCAAGCTCGACTGTTATTCCCTTTATTTTTCCTGCCATATTTACCCCCTTTCCGCAATAAAAAAGGACCCTTTCAGGTCCTTATTTTTGCTAAAATCTATCAAAGTCACTTTGAGTTGCCTCTCTTTCTGTGCTGCTTTCATTTTGAGAATAGAACATATCATTATATTCAGTCATATAATCTATAATCATGCATATATTCATTTCACAAAAGGCTTCATATGGCAAATGCCTTTTAAAAGCCCCAGCCATAAGCTTTTCTGTAGTGAGTTCGTGACTGTCCTCACTTTCTAAATTCTTTTTTTTTGAATATTGGAAGTCATTGAAGATAAGAAAATCTCAATAATATCTTCCATCAAATCAAACACTGGAAGATTGTCAAAGCTACAACACCACTCTTCAACGTCATCTGTAATATCAGGATTACCTGTCTTAGCCATCATGTGAAGTATTCTGTAGAATATTTCAGTATCTATACTTTGCATGGCCTTAAATTGAGCAGTTAAATCATCTTCAAGATTTTCTAGTTCATTTGAATTCACATTTTCAAAAATCTTCATGATATCCTGAAGAGCATCACGCTTGTATCTTGTCTTGTATTTGATTAAAAAACCACCATTTACTTTTAGCTTAACGTCTCTTCCGTCAATATTAATTATTTTTTCCATGGGTCCTCCTAAACTTCGTTTTCGCTTGCTGTGTATACACTGCTATAAAAATTATCATATCCCTGAGATCCCTTAGTTATTTTTGCCTTTATTTTTCCTGATGGATCTGGGATTGCAGAAAACTTTATCTTGTCAGTCCCTATTTTTGTCTTTTCTTCTTTAGTATTTGACTCTAACTTCGGTCTAGATGCAGATACTTTATAAAGAACATGCCTTACCTTATTTTTATCGCCATTAAATTCAAAAGCCAGTGCAAAGTTATTAGCTCTTGCATTTACATTTTCAACGATCGCTCCATTCTTATCCTTGGTATACCCTAGAATTTTTGTCTCGAAATCTTCATTCAAGGTTGCTATTTCCAGCTCTCCTTCATAGCCATTGTTTGTGAATTCATTGTAATAGATCACGTCATCAGCGTAAAATGGATTACTGTCTCCTGATGGGTCCAAGGATAGACTTACCGCACCTGGCAACTTGAATCCTTCCCCGTATGTTAACTTGCCTGCCTCTTCCTTTTGAATTGGGAATATATGGACATTGCTTAATCCAAATCTTACTTTATTTGTTTCTCCTGCCATTTTGTACCTCTTTTCTAAATATAATATTTTATTAAATACATATCTTCTGAATCAATGTATATGTCTTCAGACTTTTCCCAAACTACTTCATTTTTGTTCAGGATACTTTCTATTTCCTGCTCATTTTCCCTTGATTTAATAGTGAAGTAATACTCTATAGTATATTTATATTCACTGTGATACACACTATCATCAGCTATATAGTTATCTGCTCCTCTAGCATAATAAATCAAATACGGAGGGTTCGTTACACTACTAAATCTCATATATGCTGCAGGAAGATTTATTTCTTCTAAAATCTTCTCTATAGGTTTCATTTTTCCAACCTTTCAGAAATTCTTTTCAAAAGTAGAGCATTTGCCTTTTCTTCATTCTTTAAGATATGAGGAAATGCCTTTGTCCTGGTTTTTCCATTTCTTGTCATATGGCCATGTTCAAGAAGATGGGTCAATTGGCCTTTTTCATTATAAACAGTTTTTACTTTTCTGTTGCTTTCAGTAACTGTTTTTTTAGATGTCCAAGACTTAGCATACTTGCCAGTTTTTTTTGGGCTATCTCTTTTAAGGTCTGTGACTAGATCATCTGAAGTCTTTTCAATTTCTTCATCAAGAATCTCACGTACTTCTTTGCTATAGTCCTCTAATATTATTTCTAGCTGTGCTTCAATCGATTTTGCCAAGTTTACCACCTACTGTCAATTCTACATAGTCATCCTTTTTATACGTTCGTAAAACCGAATATAATTGACCATTATATTTTATTTCACTCTCCCCACTATACTCAAATTCATTCATTGTTATGGTATAGGTGGGCCTTAATCCGGTTATTGCAGCATTATAAATCTCTCCTCTAGAAACTGAATCCACTTTACAAAAAACTTCTGCAGATTTATGCTTTTTAATCTGGTTTAATTCTTTGTCAGAAGTAATCTCAACTTGCAAAAGTTCTATAACATCATCAAATCTTTTCATTTTTTACACCTGCTTTTATGTAAAAATTATTCAACCTCCACTTTAAATGGCGAGGAATATCCTCGCCACCTTTATACCTAAACTCTGCATAATCGATTAAAAATGCTGTGTGGCTTTCATTATCTAAATCAAGCTCAATACCTTGCATCTCTTTTAGTTCGACTTTTACTGATTCGATTGTATTTTTCAAAATTATATCTCTTTTACTTGTCGAAATTCCTAATTTCAGTTTTAGAAGCTCTAAAACTTCATCCATATGCATTATTCTCCCTTGTCTTCACTCTTTCTTTTGCTAGACTTTTTTCTCTTTTCTGGTTTTTCCTCTTCTTCTTGTTCTACATTATCAGAGCTGTTTTCTGAGTCTGGATTACCAGAATTTTCTGGGTCTGTAACATCTAGCCCTTTATTTTCTTCATCTCCATTCTCTAAACCTTCTTCAGAGATTTTGGCAACTGGAACTACCCAGTCACCGCCTTTTTCTAGTATTTCAAAATATCTTTCCTTGCTGACCTCGAATCTGTCTCCAACTTTCCTATCGACTCCTTCTGCCTTGTCCCTAAAATCATATATAGCACATACTGTAATCATCTGGTACCTCCTAAACTTCACTGCCCTTTGCAAAATCTAAAGTCTTAGTAACGGCCTTATTTTCTATGTTTACTCCAATAAAGGCCTCGGCTATGATTGGTCTGCCATCATATCTAGCTGTACCCTTAAATAGGGTATTGTCTTCTATAAAATTAGCATGTTCAGATGCAGCAAATGTTGCCCCTGCTCTTTCCCCAAGCAAATATAGTTCACCATATCCACCAATCATATCTCCTTCTGGCACGAATGGTAGTGTTATTATTTCGCCACCAATAACCGGCATTTCATTATTAATCTTGGCTACAATAGCTCCAGATGCATCAAAAGTCAAAGCCTTTGCCATAAGCTTATTTTTAGTTGTGTCATTCATGACCCAGAACTTTTCTTTAGTTGCATAGTTTGACTTTAACCCTGATATGCCTAAAAGAAACTTAGTAAAGAAATCTGCCCCATTAGCATTTTCCAGTTTAACCAAGTTACTTGTAGACAAGTCCTCCCACTTTCTATCCTTATCAGAGTAACCTTCTGGCTTAGTGGCCTGAGCAAGCCTTGTTACAATTCCAAGTGGCATTTTCTTTCCTGTTCCATATAATATAGCCTTATCTATTGCTAGTCCTATTGCCTGGCCTAACATATATAATATTTCATTATACAAATCTACAGGATCTGCATCTTCTAGTGTAGCATTGCAAATTGGAATAAATCCACCAACCTTGTAGCCGTCAATTTCTACTTCATTAAACCCAAATGAAAGTTCGCTTAATTTGCTGCACGCTTCCATCCATATAGCTTCTGGGATGCTACCAGCAATTGTCTGTCTAGCCTTTCCTGCAATTTTTGTCAGCCTTACCTTATTAATTAGCTTTGAGTATTCATGAAGCGAATCTCTTAAAAGTTCCAATGTTACTGTAGGAATTAGTAAGTCAGTTTCTTTGACTCCTCTAGTTTCCCCAATCTTATTTTTTGCTCTTTCTAGAAAGTCCTTTACATCCTCTCTTTCAACGTGTGATTTTAAAGTTTCCCTAGTGTTTCCGCCGAAATATTTTCTTCTTGTCATTGATACGATCTCCTTTTCTTCTTTTGCTTTTTTTCTTTCTTGAATTGGGGCTGCTGGTTCTGGCTCCCCACTTGGTACCCCAGGTTCATTATCTTCTAGCTCATCAATCTCTTTTTCAATATCGCCTATTTCTTCTTCAAGGCCTTTGACATTATTGTCATACTCCTTCTTTTCTGCTTCAAACTTGTCAATCATTTCATCAATAACCTTCTGCTCTTCTTCGGTCTTGACTTCTTCAATAGCAGCTTTTAACTCTTTTTCTCTTTTTGCAAAGTCTTCCCCCTTCTTCCTAAGCTCCTCTAGCTCATCTTTTAGTAGGGTCTTCTTTCTTGTAAGCATTATTTTTCTTAACATATCTTTTTCATCCTTTCTTTACTATCAAGCTTCCACTTTTCTATACTTCTACTTTTTATTTCCTGGCATTGTTTTTCTCTGGCCTGAACACTTGTGTCTTCATAGGCAGGGAAAGTACAAATACTAACTTCATGCAGTATAGCTTCTTCAATGGCCCATTTTATACTTCCATCGTCTCTAATTTCTGTGGATTCTTTCACTATATCAAAGCCAAAACTACACTGATCTATATCACCTCTTTTTACCCTGGAATATAAATTCATAGCATCGCTATCTTCTTCATTGATTTTTATTCGACCCCACAAACCATAATTGTCAGCTCTTAAATTTAAAGTAGCTGCCTTTGTTCTTCCAAGGACATATTTACTATCGTGATTAATTAGGGCTCTAATATCAGAATTTATAGAGTTGTCAAAAGCACTTGCCTTTATTTCCTCAAAGCAGCCCTCCCACAACTCAGTTTCTTTTCCAAAAACAGCAAAGTAGCCCTCAATGAATTTGCCCTCATTTTCATCACTTCTGATTTCCAACTTGGTCTTCACATTTCTGTTTTGTATGTTTCCTTTAAGCATCTTCTTCACCCCCTTTTAGTTTTTCTTGCTGATCAATCATGTTAAGTGGGATGTAGTTTTCTAAAATCACAAGCTCTGAAAGACCTTCTTTTGGTGAAAGACCTACCCAATCCCTAACTTCATTGCCAGTCATTATTCCCCTCACATACATAGTTGACCCAATTTCTGCAAGTTCTTTTAGTGAGTAAGTGTAAAGCGACCTGGAGTTAAACTTAAAATATAGGTTTGGTGAATATAGTAATTTTTTAGTAAACTCTTGTTCGATATTTTTTGCTATACTCATTATCCTGCTACGAATAAAATTGTTGTATTCTTCTGCATTAAAAGTCCCAACCCCAAGTAAAAAAGCAGGAATATTTAAAATCCCTGCCACAGTTTTCTTATCAATTTCAATTGTATCTTTTATAGCTATGTCATTTAAAGTTAATGGCTTTACCTGCTGAACTTCTAATAGTTCTGCAGGAATTATCCAGGGTTGTCCCTGCTTTGAACTTTCTAAATACTTATGATAAACTCCATCTCTACCTTCTTCACTTGCAAGCTCGGCAACAGTTGAATCTACTTTTACAATAAGAGATGGAACAACTCTATTGCTCATAAATTCATTTGTGGTTTTGTTTGCCTGCTTTATATTTTTTGCAACATCCCTTAAAACAACCCTATATGACTCTCCTTCAAATGGAACTCTTTGCTTTGGATTAATCATAAAATGCAGTATTTCGTCAGAATTGTAATAATTATTACCAACCCTTACTCCATATCCAGTATTGTTTTTTTGTAAAAAACCATTCGTGATTGGAATCAAGTCTTCAAGTATTCCATCTCGGCTTATTTTTGGATATACAAAAACATTTCCTTCTAGCATCAGTGACTTTACCAGCCAGTGCTTAAAATTAAATCCAGTCATCAGTGAATATGGCTCTATGTCAATTTTTTTAGACAACTGATTTCTAACCCTTACATCACCGTCTTCTTTATTTTCCATAAGATGGATTGTCATTGATGCTATTAGATCAGCAATCCTTTCTATTCCTGACCTAACTTCAGGACAGTCACTTAACCTTGTGTAACCTTGAACATATAAATCACTGTCCGAGCTTATAAATTGAATCATTGGGCTTTTGGGTTCTGCCCTGGTTTTTTTGTTTTTAAACTTTTCAAACATAATACCTCCTAGTTTTCACTATTTTTATTTTTCAGCCATTTACTTGCTGTGTTTGACTTTTCCATATTCTTAAGCATTCTACATGCTGCGAAAACAGATGCATCAAATAAGTCTATCCTCATTTTTGGTTCTATCTTTTCATATTGAATCATATCATCTGTTTTTTCTATGCCATGAACATTTTCTACACAATACTCAAAGGCCCTAGAATGCATATAATATAAATTTCCACCTATAACCTTTTGCTCAATTCTTCTAAATCCTCTTGTTTTATTTATAAAAAGCTGTGGTTCGTCTTTTATATTAAATCTCTGCTGTTTCATATATAAATAAAACTCTTCTGAAAACTTTCTATCAAAACCTATCTGCTTAATATTAAATCCTAGATCTCTCATCTTGCAAAACCATTTAACTATATCTGTGTGTTCTGTGATATCCCCATTTGTCATTGTGAGGTCACCATCATCTAACCATTCATAAAGTGGGATGGAATCTTCTTCTGCTTTCAAATGTGCTCTTGTTGATGGAAAAAAAGCATGTGTAATTATGATATCAACATCACCATGTCTAGCATATAAAGCAGCTGCAGTTAAGTCATGCATTTTAGATAAGTCTGCACCACCAAACCATTCCAACTTTAACTTCAATAAATCGTCTATGGTCCAATTATATTTTTCATCTGATGCCTTGAAAGTATCCAAATTGAAATATGATTTCATTGATGAAGTATAGACATTGAGTGATTTTGCAAGAAAGTCTTTTCTCTGCTGAGGGTCATTAAGGGCCTCAATTGAATCATTTAGCATATCTTTTGGCCTTATAGTTACACCATATCCAGGATTTGCCATTTCGTGAATTTTTGGATTTGTAAAATCTATGCTTCCATCAGGCTCCTTGTCTGCCTCAGCTTTAAATATAAATAAATCATCATTTTCTATTTGACCATCTAAAATCTTATCTGCATATTGAAGTCTTCTGTAGTAGAAACTATTAATATTATCACCCGCTGTTGAAATCCCTATCATAAGCTTATTTGTGTAAGCCTTCATAGCTTCTTTAATAATATTATATTGCTTTGGAACTTTGAAGGCATGGATCTCGTCGCATATAGCCAAATTACAGTTAAGTGAGTCTTGCCTATCTGGATTAGCAGCCAAGGCCTGGATAAACATGCTTCCTTCACTTCCAAAGTCTGCTTGAATTGAGTGTTCTTGATTGTTATCTATAATTCTAAATAAATCTTCCTCACCCATTGATTTTATATTCCAGTTTATAAAATCAAAACTTTCAAGAGACTGCTTAAGTGCAGCAGATGCAATATAACATTTACTCCCTGATTTTCTATAATACAAACTAAGGGCCCAGGCAAGTGCAGCTGCAAATGTAGTCTTTACATTTTTTCTTGGAAGATGAATAAGGGCTTCTCTTACAACTCTTTTATTAGTGCCTTTAAAATAAAACCCCATTATTGCATAGATTATATATTTATGAAAATCTTGCAACAAAAAAGGACTGCCACGCATTGGCACCCCCTCAATATTTTCCCCCTGTTTATGAACAAAGGTCTTTTCAATTATTCCTATTATTTTTTCACAAGGCCTCGGGTCAAAGTCATACCTATCATCTTCAAGCATTCTAAGAAATCTCTTACATCCTTTTACCTGTGCCTTATTTACGTTTATTCTACCCTCTACAATATTGTAAACATAATCAAAAACCAACTTGTAATTAGGGTATCTATCTAATTTTTTCTTAGACATCCCTTAAGGCCTGGGCCAGTTTTGAAACCTTTTTATCGGCCGTATCATCTTTTATTTTCTTTAGCCCTGATGGTGATAACCCTAGTTCTCTAGAATAAGAAATAATGTCTGTTCTCAACTTTTCAATTATAAGATATTCAGGACTTTTAATGTAGTTAGTAGCCCCACTTTTGTTTGTGTACTTAATTGTATATTCTGACCCATTAAGATTAAACTTCTCCAACATCTGATTATATTCCAAAAGCATATTGGAATACACGTCAATAATATGGTCGAAAGACTTATTATATGTGCCAACAGCTCCCATTTTCTTAACAATATCTTTCCTGTAATACTTAAAATCTTTTTCTTTTTTTCTTGCCACGATTATCACCACCTCCTTCCTTGATTATGTTTTTCAATATATAGAGCGTTTTTGATTTTTATCAAATTCTCATTTTCCCCCCTTTTTTGAAAAAATGAGACTATTGGAAATGCC